TCAGGCGGCCTTCTCGATCACGTGCTGTTCCGTTTGTGGGCCGGTGTGCACGATCAAGTGCCCTTGGCCTTGCCAGAAGTTCTCCTGTACTTCGACGCAGACCCGCCAGGCTGCCCAGGCAACGTGATCGCCGACCTCGATCACGTTGCCTTCCTCATCGACGACCGCCAGGCGCGCCGGCTTTCCATCCGCTGTAGTGGCGCTGAAGCCGGTGCTGACTGTAGCGCTGATACGGGTGGCCGTCAGCTGCGGGTTGGGTAGTGAGTTCTTCATGCCGCTTCCTCCCGCAGGGTTACCCATTGGGTCGTTTCACTGTCGCTGATGAGAGCCGAATGCTGGAACGTCCCTACCAGCAGCAACTGAGCGATATTCAGCGCGCGGCTTCGGATTGCTTCGGGCTTAGATGGGAAACGCGGGTAGTTGAGCAGGCCGACTACATAGCCTGCTTCTTCTCCACCCGTATAAATGAACGTGGTCGGCTCGACTGTTACGCAGAGGCCTTCACGCATGCATTCCTGACGGAGTATCTGCTTAGCAACCTCAATGGGGCCGCTCAGATAAATTCGCACTGTGAAGGTTTGTTCTGTGCTGGTACGCATCAGCATGCCTCCTTGAACTCAGATACCGACCATCCCTCATCACACAGTCCATAGGCGCTGCTGCAGGCTGAGGCGTCGGCTTCGCCGTCGCTGGCGATGAGGTCGTACTGGATGCCGCCGCGCGTGGTGCGCGACCATTCGACGGCCTGGCGGATATTGGCGAGAGCGACGATCTCCGCCGCGCTCATTTCTTTGATTGAGCCCTGTTGATGCTTGGCGTTGGCTCCGGCAAAGAAAGTGGCGCCGCCGCGCTTGCTGGCCTGCCTCGCGAGGTTTTCCCAGTGCTCGATGCGGTCAATGACCTCGGGCCACCGAGCAGCGATCTCGCGCAGCTCTCCCTTGCGGCAGTTGATGCAGGGCATGCAGCCGACGCGGCCAGCGCCGAGGGAGTAAAGCGGGTTCGGCTTAATGCCCATGTAGCGGTGAGCCTCAAACACACCGGCCACGTCCCACTTGAGGATTGGGCGGTAGTTGTAGAGCCCGCCACCCACTTCGTTACACTCGGCCAAGTAGCGGCGCGCTTCCGACTCGTCCCGGCGCACGCCTTGCCAGGACAGAATCATGTTCTTGCCGTCCATCAGCGGCAGCATCACCTGCTCGATGATCACGTTGCGCTTCAGTTCCTCGGTGCAGAACTGCGCTTTGCGGCTGGGAACACGCCCCTTCCACAGGCACAGATCGAGGAAAGGAATGCCGGTCGGCTGGAGCACCCGCAGGGCCGCCTCAATGATGCTTTCCGGTACGCCTTGCGCACGCCATTTCGTTTCGATGAACGCCCGCTTGCGGGCGATCTGGCGTGAGAAGTCCGCGCTGCGCCGCTCGATGGTGACGCCCGTGGCTTGCTCCAGATAGTCGATGTACTCCAGCGTCAACTCGTGCTCGTTGCCGGTGTCAGCGAATACCGCGCGCAGGTTCGGCGCGTCCAGGGCTTGGGCGAGCAGCAGTAGAGCGGTGCTGTCTTTCCCGCCCGAAACGCTGACGATGTTGTGCTGCCGGCCGAGCAGATTGTCGGTCGGCTGGTACGGCCAGCGGAGCGCGTCGGCCAGGTTGATAAGACTAGGGGCGTTCACTGCTGTGCCTCCCATATGTGTCGGTATCTCTCCTGCCGCTGGCGGGAGCATGTTGTGTGGTTGCCCTGGCAGCGGTGGCGTTTGCAGATGTCGCAGATGCCGGTCATCTCGCTCATTCGCAGCACGCCGGGGACTTTGCTGCGGCTGAATGGGCGGCGTAGGGGTGGCTGGGTCATGGTGCACCTCCGTGGACTCGAGCGGTGGCCGCTGGCAAGCTGCTATCGATCAGCGCAAGGGAGGGGGCGGTATGTTTGATGGACAATGGTGTAGCTTTGCGCAGGGCGTCGACTGGCCCGCCTGGGTGCAGGCGGTAGGTTCCGTGGCTGCCATCTTTATCTCGGTTTGGGTTGCGCGTGCTGCCGATCGACGTACCGAGAAAGTACGGCGAGAGCGAGACCAGGTACAGCGGCAGGTCATCGCCAGGGTGGTTGAGGCTGTTCAAGCTGATATAGCTGGACTGCAAAGCGATCTGTCGACTCTTTCGGAGCGTAAAGAGTGGGGACAGGTGCACACGGTCATCACAAGCACCATGTACATGCTCAATGCTCTCGATCTGGCGCACTTCCGGACGGCGGAAGATGTGCGATCGTTCTTCTACATTCGCAACACGACCCGTCGAGCGCTGCACTTCGTGGACATCTTGCTCCGAGAACCGGGCAACGCCGGCGCGGTTCTGTCTCTGAATGTTGAGTGCGAAATGGTGTTGGGTGCCTCCAGCAGATTGCTTGAATCCATTGATGGTCGGCCGGCCTGAATACCCCTTAACAGGCTGCGCGTGCGGGCGGGGCGTTGAGCGAAGCGGGGCAGCAGGGTGCGCGGCCCGGCGCACGCCTGTCAGGGGGTATGCGAGGGCGCAGCGGGGGCGGGAGGCAGGAGCGATAAGGCTCGCTGCTTCGCAGCGGCTGTCTATCTCGCCACCGTTCGAGCGCGTAGGGCGGCCGCTCGGCTGCTGAGTCAGCAGGGCGCGGCGAGCCCGGCCGCCGCCGTGCTGACGCACGGCCGGGGCTGGAGTGGATACGGTGGCGAGGGTCATACCGCACCGCCTTGCGCGGAGCGCAGCAGCCCTTCGGGCGAGCCGGTTTGATTGCGGTCCAGACGCTCGATTTCAGCCAGCAGAAGGGCGGCGGCGCGAACATAGTTCGCGCGGGCGTCACGAGGCTTCCACCACGACTTCGCCCATGGCCAGATGCTGGGCGCTTCGTCGTTGGCGCCGTTCAGGATGTATGAGGCGGCAGCGCGGGGCAGCTCGGCAGCGTGATAGTCATCATCGCCGGCTGTTGTCATGCCCTCGGCCTCGATCTGCCGGCGGCGCTCGGCAAGCACGTCGCTCGCTGCTCTGGATTGCTTGTCCTGCAGGACAGGGCCGGCGTAAAGCTTGGTGCCGGCGGGTAGTGCTTTCAGTTGAGCAATATCCTTTTGGCTGATCCAGATCCCGTCACGTTCGTCGCAAGGGTCAGGCATCTGAATAGTTGCCACCGGCTGCTGCTCGGCCTGCGCGGGGCAGCGGGTGTTCCATTGTTTCGCCATTTCCGGGCGCGGGTCTTCGCCGCGCGTGCAGCGGATTTCGGCGCTGGCGACGCAGGGCGTTTCACCTGTGCAGGTGATGATCCACCCTTCCGGGACGGCTTCGAGGAAGGCGGCAGCGCTGCCGCAACAGGGGCAGGGTTGAAGGTGAGTGGTCATGCTGCAATCTCCTCCTGCAACTGCTGCAGGGCTATGGCGTTGCGGGCGTTGGCCTGTAGGCGCCAGAGGGTTTCGGTGCCGAGTTCGGCGCGGATGGCTTGCTGCAGGGCGGTGTGTTCGGTCTGCAGCAGGGCGATGCGCGCGGTGGCGTGCTCCAGGTCATGCAGGGCCTTGCCGCCGGCCTCGGGGCTGAGGCGGGCGAGGGGGTAGGTGCGGCGGGTCATGGTCGGCACCTCACATGCACATCGGGGCGGTGGGCTGGACCTGGCCGTCGACGCGTTCCCAGGTGCCCAGCTCTTGCTCGCGGGTGTGGTGCTGTTCGATGGCCAGCTGGAGGATGTCGCGGAGGGTGGGCAGGCCCGCTTCTGGCATCACCACCGGGAAATACAGAACAACTTGCTCGTGTTCGCCATTGGCGACCGCTTCGCGCTCCAGCCACTCGATCATGTCCGTGTCGGTGATGCAGCTGTCCGCCATCTGTGCCATCAGCTTCGGGGCGGTGAGTGCTGCATGCAGGCGATCGGCGATGTCGGTGACCTGGCTCTGTGCCTCGGCGGCGTGGTTGGTTTTGGCGCTGCCGCTCTTGCGGGTGGTTTCGGCGGCATAGCCGAGGAGGCGAGCGGCGCGGCGCAGGGCTTGGCAGTCATCGAGGGTGAGGCTGTTGCCGCGTTCGCGCTGCAGCTCGTCGAGCAGGTCCTGGACGATGGTGTTGTGCTCGGCCTGCTCCTGATGCAGGGCGGTGCGCAGTGTGTCGAGCTGGCGTTTGATGCTTTGGCTGAGCTGTTCTTCGCGGGCGAGCATGCCGCGCAGTTCCGCCTGTTCGCCTCGGGTGATCTTCAGAAGGTTCTTTGCGAAGCGCTTGGCGGACTGGATGCCTTGCGTGTAGCCGGCGGCGCGCCCGGTGCGCAGGCCGGTGCAGTAGCTCAGGCCGATCAGCACGGCGGTGATGGCGAGCATCGAGAACAGCGCGTAGAGCTGGTGGGTTTCGAGTTGCATGGTGGCGTACTCCTTGGTGGTGTTGTTCGCTGGTGGTGGCAGCGGTGTGGTATTGGCGATTAGTCAGTCGTCGTCAGGGTCTGGCGGATCGGCCAGCCCAGCCATCAGCTTGGCGGCGTAATTGGTGTGCCCTTCCTCCCGTAGGGCGTCGTATCGGCGGTAATCCGGGGCCAGGATTGCGTCCTCGGCGCAGAGGCCGAGCGCCTGTTGGTCCTCGTCCAGCTTGGTGTGGCACTCGCGGCAGTTGCGGTACATGTCACGCCTCCTTTGCGATGGTCATCGCCTCGTCCAGCGCCGCATCGGCGGCGTCTGAGGCGTGGTCGATGAGTACCGCCAGGTGGCGGATGTCGATGAAGCGGGCGGCCTTGGCGCTGCTGTCGAGGGTGGTGACGGGCAGCGGGACGCGGCCGGCGCTGATAGCCCTGGCGAAGTTGTCGTCGTTGAGGTTGCGGAAGTAGCGGGCGCGCACCTGGTCGACGGGCACGAGCACGTCGCCCAGGGTGCGGTAGAGCAGTTCCACAGTGCCGGGGCGCGGGGCAGGGCGCAGGCGCAGTTCGTGCTGGGCCTGGCTCATGCGGTGGCCTTATCGAGCTGGGTTTCGAGCGTGCGCAGGCTGAGCTTGCCGATGCGTGGCGGCTTCGGTGCGATGGCCTTGGGTGCGTTGTGCGCGCGGATCTCGCGGTTGATGCCGGCGAGGGTGGCCCGCGCATTGGCGCCGAAGGCCACGAAGCGTGGCAGGGGCGAGGTGCTGGAACGAGGCTCGATCACGGCGCCCAGCTCGACGCCCTCGATGCCAACGCCCAGGCGCAGCATGGCGCGGCTGGTGTATTGGGCGCCCAGGTCGTTGGCCAGGCGTTCAAGCGCTGCGGCCAGTTGCAGGTGCTCGACCTGCAGCGGTGCGGCGGTGGTGGTGAGTGAGACGCCGGCAGCGGTGGCCGCCAGCATCAGGTTGGCCAGGATCTTCTCCGGCGTGCGGCGCTGTTCGGGCAGTTGCAGCAGCTCGATCAGCAGGGCGTCAATCAGTTTGCTGTCCATTGGTGTTCCCCTTGGGGTGGTTCCAGGCGATCTCTACGTGGGCGCGAGTCAGGTCACGAAGGTGCTCGGGCACCTCGGCCAGTGCCGCCCGCCGTTCCTCTTTGCTTTGCATGGCGAGGATTTGGCGGGCGTACTGGCGCGGCCAGCCGGTGGCGTTATGCGACATCACGCGGGTCCGGCTGCGGCTCAGGCAGCGGGCGGTCGATGCCGAGCTGTTGGGCCAGCCAGGGGATGCCGGCGCTGGTGACCCGTGTGGTGCGCGGGTACTGCATGCCGGCCTCCGGGTGGTAGAAGCGGTTCTCGCGGGTGACAAGAAACGCCTTGTCCCGGTCGGGGTGGGCGGGCAGGTTGTGCTCGTTCAGCAGGCCCTTGGCGCGCATCTGTGCCATCAGCTTGCGGTGGCCGAGGCCCAGGCGCTCGGCAGCGAACTTGAGAGAAAGGCTCATGACTGGGCACCTCCTATGCTGCTGCGCTGAATGCGGCGCGGTAGTCCTGCAGGAACTGGCGCAGTCGGTCGACCAGCAGGGTGTAGGCACGCTGGGTGTCGGCGGGGAGGGTGAACTGCACGGCTGCATCGTCGATGCGCAGCTGGGCGTCATAGCTGCCACGTGGGTGACGGCTGATCAGCAGTTCCGGCTCCAGTTCATGGGCGGGCAGCCAGTAGGTGCCGTGTCCGCAGCGGATGGCCGTGCGCAGCATCAGCTCCAGATCGCTGACGAGCTGGTACTCGTCTACCTCAGGCACATCCGACGTGGTGTCGCCGTTGACCGTCGATTCGATGAAGCGGGCCACGCGGGCGCCGTTGTCGCTGCGCTGCTTGTCCAGCGTTACGCACAGGGTGTGACGGGTGCCGTTGTGGGTAACCCCGACGTGCATGCCTTGGCTGCACTGCTCGATCACGACGGTGGCCAGCACGCTGCGGTGTGGGCCTTCGGCGGTGAGACGATGCTGAAACGTGCCGTTGAGGCGCACCTGGGCTTCCAGCCGGATGAGGGCGGCGGTGTTGAGAAGAAGGCGGTTCATGCGGCATCACCTCCCCAGGGACCGGTCGGGGTGGTGCGCGCATTGGTGCGGGCCTGGAGCTTGGGCTTACCGGCGCTGATGACGACGAGCATGCCGGTGGCGGCTTGCAGGCGCTCGATCAGGTTGCGGTTGGAGGCGCACGTCGGGTGGACGTGCAGGGTGGCTGTTGCCATGAGGAGATACCTCGTCTGTGGTGGAGACGAGGCAAATATCACGCGATGTGTTGTTTAAGTCAACACGTTCCGTGATTATTTTTTTAGAGGGGCGTGATAGTCGTGCGTGAAACGTGATGATTTGAGGATGCCACCCACCAGATGGATCTTCTCGATTGCCTCCTCTGGGAGATGTATCGGCGCGTGAGCTTGGTTAACGCTATCGAAGCGGTACATGCCGTCGCGCTGGTAGATGAACTCCTTGATCATCGCTTGGCCATTGACCGTCTTGACCATTACCTCATCGCCAGCACAAAAGACTTTGTTGGGCTCGATGAGTACGTATTCTCCGTTCTTGATCCTCGGGTGCATGCTATCGCCGAGCACCTTAAGACCATAGGCATTCGGGTCGTCGCTATGGATCATGAGGTAGCCATCGCCATAGCCGACCGGAAAGTCGATGGCTTCGAAGTAGCCGTCTACGCCTAGCTTTGCTTGTCCCACGACCGGTACTGCTCCGTCCTTGGCTGTTCCAACCTGCAGTGTCTCGCCCGCTGCGGTTTCACCTTTGGGCCACTTACCGGAGTCCTCGCGGATGGCATGGCCCTTAATCTGGGTGGGCAGCATCTGCTGTGCTTCGCTGTTTGCCATGTCGGCCAGCGTGACCCCGAGTGCGGAAGCAAGCAGCACCAGGTCACTGAGGCTTGGTGTCCTTGTCCCGCTTTCGTAATTGCCGACACGCGACTGGGATTCCCAGCCGCAGGCCTCAGCCAATGCTTTCTGGCTGATCCCTTTTACGTTGCGAAGTCGCCTGATGCGTTGGCCTAACGTTTCCATGTGGCTGTTTTATCACGCTACGAAGTAGAGAATTCTCACTTTTCGTGTTGCTAGTATCACGATACGTGTTTAGGATGAGTGCGAGTCGATTGGAGCGAGTCAAATGAACCGCATTGCTGAGATAAGAGAGAAGGCGCAAATCAAGCAGGGCGACTTGATCAGTGCGCTGGGCTGGACCCAGTCGCGGGTCAGCAACTATGAGGCAGGTCGGCGTGTGCCGGGGCTGGCCGAGTCCAGGGCTATCGTCTGCGCGCTCAATTCACTTGGCGCGAAATGCACGTTGGATGATGTGTTTCCCGCGCCGGCTGAGTTGTGTGCTGATCGGCGCGAGGGCGAGCGGCGTACCGCTGACCGTCGCCAAGGCGAGCGCCGCGAAGAAGAGCGCAGGTCCGAAGCGGCCTGATCCAGTCCAAAAAAAACCGGGCGGCCTAACCAGCCGTCCGGTTTTCCCGGCGCACACCAGTACGGTGCTGCCGGGTGATGTTGTAGACCGGCTTGGAGTACGCCAGTACTAGCCAATCTACCGCACCAACCAAGGCACGGATGCCCTGGGTTGCCCGCCGTCTCCACCACAGATAGGGCGGGCTGTAGCGACGGGGTTCATGCGGAGCATGGGCCTCGCCACTGGGGTTGCAGGCGGTTAATCCACCACAGACGTGCCGCCTGCATGTGATCACCTTGCGAGTAACCACGGCGCAACTGTACCAACGGGAGCGCACGCGGTCACTGGCAGACTTTTGGGGAAACTGCCATGAGCCGATCCCGGTTCTGCTCTACTGAACGCGCACGACGCGCACTGCTGACACTGCCGCAGGCACTGCACCATGCAGCCCGCGACTACCCGGGCGGTGCCACCGCCATTGCCGCCGTCGACGGCGATACCAATCACACCACGCTCAACCACAAGCTGAGCCTGACCAATACCACCCACACGCCGAACATCCGCGACCTGGAGCTGATCCTGGATCTGACCCGCGACCCGCGCATTGTCGAGGCGATCCTGCATCCGATCGGCTGGGTTGGGGTGGATGTCTCGGACCTACGCGAGACGGATACGCCCCGGGCGCTGCTGCAGGGCATCAGCGAGATGCTGGGCCGGGAAAGCGCGATGACGCTGCACCTGAGCAAGAGCCTGGACGACGGCGACATCGACGATGACGAGCTGGACGAGTTCGAGCTGATGGCCGAGCGCCTGGTGCATGCGGTGTTCAAGTTGGGTGCTGCTGTGCGCCGGGCGAATCGGGAGGAGTCCGTCCATGGCTGATCTTGCTGATCGTGCAAACGACTTGGTACTGGAGCGGATGGAGCAGGCACTGGCGGCGCGCCGGCCTGTCGTGCCGCGTATGGCTTCCGATTGCGAGGACTGCGGCGACCCGATCCCGGCGAAGCGGCTGGCGGCAATGAAGAGCCAAGGCTGCACGCTTTGCTTGGAATGTCAGGGGTATCGTGAGGGGAGGGTTGGGTAATGGCTGACCGTCACGAACTACTCGACGATGTGCTGGCCCAGCTGCAGGCCGGCGACCTGAAACCGGAAACCCCACTGGTGATCGGCAAGCGCACCCGCTGCGAGGTGGAGGGCGACAAGGCGCCGGAGAAGACCGGCTGGTATGTGATCTATGAGCACCTGACCAGCAACGGCAACACCTTCTACTGCGGGGCGTTCGGTGATTGGCGCTCGGGTGAGAAGGGCAGCTGGCACAAGATCAAGCCGAAGGGCGGCAAGCTGACCGCTGAAGATCGGGCGGTGATGAAGGCCCGTGCCGAGGAGGGCCAGCGCAAGGCGGCGGAGGCCGAGGCGCGCAAGCATCGCACCGCCGCGCGCCGCGCCGCAGGCATGTGGAAGCATCTGGAAGAGAAGGGCGCCTGCCAGTACCTGGTGAACAAGGGCGTGGGCGGGTTCGGCCTGCGCTACAAGCGCAAGAGCGGCACGGCACTGGTGCCGATGCGCAACGTGAAGAGCTGGGACATTGTCGGCCTGCAGGTGCTGCTCCCTGAGGTGCAGCCGAAGTTCGGCGGGAACAAGGCTTACTGGCCCTATGGGCTGGAGAAGCAGGGGGCGGTGCATCTGTTCGGGCCGGAACCTGAGCCGGGCGACGTGATTCTGGTGTGCGAGGGCTATGCGACCGGGGCGAGCCTGCATATGGCGACTTCGTTGACGGTGGCGTGCTGCTTCGATGCCGGCAACCTGTTGCCGGTGGCCGAGGGGCTGCGGGTGCGCTATCCCAGCCGGCGGCTGGTGTTCTGCGCCGACGATGACTGGAAGACGGTGATCCGGGGCAAGCCGGTCAACGTGGGCAAGATCAAGGCGGAGAACGCCGCGCTGATCGTGGGCGGTGAGGTGGTGTTGCCGATCTTCGATGCCGACCGCGAGGATAAGTGGACGGACTTCAACGACCTGCACGCGGCCGAGGGGCTGGAGGCGGTGCGTCGGCAGGTGCTGGCGGTGGTGCGGCCCTCTACCGTGGAGGCCTGGCAGGAGAAGCTGCAGTATTCAGAGAAGGGCGGGATGGTTGCCCACCCGTTCAACATCGCGTTGATCCTGGGTAACGATAAGCGCTGGGACGGGGTGATCGCCTATGACTCGTTCAGCTCGAAGATCCGCAAGATGCGCACCCCGCCCTATGGTGGCGGGGTGGGCGACTGGAGCGACCTGGACGATATCAAGGTGACGCTGTGGCTGGCCGATGTGTACGGGTTGCGGGTGAAGAGCAACCTGGTGCTGGAGGCGGTGAACTCGGTAGCGCACGACAATGCCTTCCACCCGGTGCGCGGGTATCTGGATGCGCTGGAGTGGGATGGCACGCCGCGCCTGGAGCATTGGCTGCACCAGCGGCTGGGCGTGCTGGATAGCGAGTATTCGCGCAAGGTCGCGAAGCGTTGGCTGCTGTCGGCGGTGGCGCGGGTGTTCCAGCCAGGCTGCAAGGCGGATTCGGTGCTGATCCTTGAGGGCATTCAGGGCGCGGGCAAGTCGACCTCGATGTCTGTGCTAGGCGGTTTGTGGTTCATGGATACGCCGTTCAACCTGGGCGACAAGGATGGTTATCAGGCGATCCGGGGCAAGTGGATCGTGGAGCTGGGCGAGCTGGATGCGTTCAACAAGGCGGAGTCGACGCGGGCCAAGCAGTTCTTTTCGGCTTCGGTGGATACCTATCGCGAGAGCTACGGCCGGCGGGTGCTGGATGTGCCGCGGCAGTGTGTGTTCGTGGGCACGACGAACCAGGATGAGTACCTGAAGGATGACACCGGGAACCGCCGCTACTGGCCGGTGACCTGTACGAAAGTGGATCTCGAAGGCCTGCGGGCGGACCGTGACCAGCTGTGGGCCGAGGCGATGACTTGTTATCGCGCCGGGCACGTGTGGTGGGTTGAGCGGGACGAGTCGGACATCTTCGCGGCCGAGCAGGACCAGCGCTACCAGGCGGACATGTGGGAAGAGCCGATCATCACGTACCTGACCAAGCAGCATATCGGTGACAGCGTGACGGGGGCGCACATCCTGGAGAAGGCGTTGAACATCGACCCGAGCCACTGGGACAAGCCGGCGCAGATGCGCGTGGGCAAGATCATGCATCGGTTGAAGTGGCCCCGCCGCAGGCGTGGCAGTACGCCCAGCGGGACGCGCGGTTATGTGTACATGAAGCCGGAGGAGTGGAAGGCCGGTGCGGTGAAGCCGAAGCCGCAGCAGAAGGAGGCCGCGTTTTGATTCCTGAAATGGATGAGATGCTGAGGCTGTGGGCGCTGGATATGCACGGCGGGCTGGGTGGAGGTGGTTCGGGTGGCAGCGTGATCGCTGAGCTGATGGACTCGAAGGGCATGTTGATCCGCGCGAAGGGCGGTGGCTCTCGCATGCTGTTGCCGTACAGTGCGGACATCGAGCTGATCGTGAACAAGCATCTGGATGCGCAGCTGGCGGTGGTGGTGCGGGAGCATTACCTGAACCATCAGAGCCTGGATCACCAGAAGTGGCGGCATTGTGGGTGCAGTCGCGCTCAGTTCTATCGGCGTCTCAGCGCTGCGCATGTCGCAATCGCTGGTATGCTGCTGGAGCGCGCAGCGTGATCCGGCGCAGCGTCCCAGCATGGACCACCCGCTTTTTTGCGGGCGAGACGCACGCACGCCGCGTAGTGTCTGGAGTCGTCCCACTTCCCTACCTTTTCACCGTGCCCGCACGTAGGGCGCACATGCACGCGCGCGCATCACGCGCAGCGTTATCTATTTCTCTCTATACGGGAGAAGGGTTAATAAAGGTAGGACAGTGGGGCGGCGCCTTGTATTGCGCGGTGTTCAAGCGTCTCGCCTGCTTGGAGTCTGGTGGGGCTGGTAGGTCTGCTGCCTGCGGCGCTGTAGCCAGTGGTGTGATATTGCCGCTGATTGCCGGGGCGTTGCCGGTACGTCACCGTTGATTGCAGGGGTGGCAGTGCTGGCGCCTTGCTGCCATGAGATTGGAGGGGTATAAATCAGCCATCTTCGAAGAAGTGCGCTTAGGCGGCTTCACCAGAAACCCGGCCACTGCGCCGGGTTTTTCGTTTTCAGGCCTCGCCACTTCGGCGGGGCCTTTTCGTTTGTGCCGAGGAGGCCAGCATGTCGACCGAACAGCAGGTGCAGCAGTCGCTGGCCGATCTTCCCACCTGGCTGCTGATCCTGGTGGCGCTCGCTGGATTGACCGGCGAGATGTGGCGAGCCGATGCGGCCGGCATGGCGGTGGGCGAGCTGATCAAGCGTGTGCTGCTGCGCTTCGGTGCCTCGGCTGTATTCGGGTTGGCGACGGTGCTGCTGGCTACGGCCTGGGGCTCCAGCCTGCTGACCTCGGCGGCGCTGGGCAGCATCGTCGCTTGCCTGGGTGCTGACTTGGCCAGTGGGTTGTATGCGCGGTGGCTGGCGAAGAAGGCTGGCCTGTGTGATGTGCCGCCTGCGGCGACTGGTCGTGACAGCTAAGCGCAAGCCGCTGACAGCAGCGGCCAAGGGCTACGGCTACCGCTGGCAGAAGGCGCGAGCCGATCACCTGCGACGCAGTCCGCTGTGTGTGTTCTGCCAGCGGGCCGGGCGGCTGGTGGCGGCATCGGTGGTCGACCACATCAAGGCGCCACGGCTGGGCGATGCCAAGCTGAGCGGCGACGCTGAGCAGATAGCGGCAGCCTGGAAGCTGTTCTGGGATCGCGCCAACTGGCAGTCGCTGTGCAAGCCCTGCCACGACTCGACCAAGCAGCGGATGGAGAAAGGCGGTCGACTCGGCTGTGCCGAATCAGGCGTGCCGATCGATCCGAACCACCATTGGAACCGCCCCGTCCAGGCCGCCAAGCCCGGGGGTAGGGGGGGTTAAAAACCCTACGCCTCCATGACCTAGAACGACGTATGGATCACCGTGCGCAACGCCGGGAAAAATGGGGGGTGGGGGGCTTCGACCTGGAGGGGTTGTTTATGGCTGGGAATGCCAACTCTGGCCGGCACCCGCTGCCGGCTACCGTGCACATGCTACGCGGCGACCCGAGTAAGCAAGGCATGGCTGCGCTACAAGCGGCTGCGCAGGCACCCGCTGTGCCGGTACAGGCCCCGCCGAAACCCGACTTCCTGAGCCCCGAGGGCGCCCAGGAATGGGACCGTGTGACCGAGGCACTGCTGGCGCTGGGCTGGGTCAGTGAGCTGGACATGATGGCGCTGGCTTCGTACTGCGAGGCGGTGGGCGATTGGGTGCGGTTCCGCCGCAAGATCGCCGACCTGAACGCCGAGCTGGAGGGCAAGGGCGACGTGCAGACGTACAAGACCGGCGCCCAGCAGATCAGCATCTGGCGGCAACTGGCCAACGATGCAGAGCGCCGCGCGAACCAAGCGGGGGCGCTGTTCGGCTTTTCACCGGTTGCGCGCCGCGCCATGAAGGCGCTGGTGCCTCAAGGCGAGTTGTTCCCCAATGCACCAAGAGACGCTGCTGACAAATACTTCAGCTGATTGCCGTGTCCTGGCATTCGCCAGATCGGCGCTGTCCGGCGACGTCGTGGCCGGCCCGGATGTTCGCAACGCCTGCAAGCGGCACCTGAACGATCTAGAACTGGGACAGTTGCGTGGCCTTCGATGGGATCAGGCTGCGGCTGATCGCGCCATCGGCTTTTTCGAGGACGTGTTGTGCCTCAACGGCGGCGACTACGAGGGCTCGCCTTTCCAGCTTGCGCCCTGGCAAGCCTTCGTCGTGGGCAGCCTGTTCGGCTGGTACGTTGACGACGGCGTGCGCCGCTACCGCCTGGCCTACATCGAGACGGGCAAGGGCTCTGGCAAGTCGCCACTGATCGCGGGTATCGGGCTGTATGGCCTGGTGGCCGATGGTGAGCAGCGCGCCGAGATCTACGCCGCCGCGACCAAGAAAGATCAGGCCATGATCATGTTCCGCGACGCGGTGTCGATGGTCACCATGTCGCCCAAGCTGGGCGCGCGCATCGAGCAGAGTGGCCGGAACGAGAAGATCTGGAACCTGTTCTACCCGAACACCAACAGTTTTTTCCGGGCCATCAGCAACGACGATGGCCAATCAGGGCCGCGCCCGCACATGGGGCTGCTGGACGAGGTGCACGAGCACAAGACGGCCTCGGCCGTCGAGATGATGCGCGCCGGCACGAAGAACCGGCGCCGTGCCCTGGTGGCGATGATCACCAACAGCGGGTCGGACAAGAACAGCGTGGCCGGCCAGTACCACGATTACGGCGTGCGCGTGTGCCGTGGCGACGTCATCGACGACACCTTCTTCGCCTTCATCTGCTCGCTGGACGAAGGCGACGATCCGCTGACCGACGAGGCCTGCTGGCCCAAGGTCAACCCGTCGCTCGACTTCATTCCCGAGGGCCGCACCGATGGCATTCCGGGGCGGCGCTACCTGCGCGAGCAGGTGCTGGCAGCGCGCGGGCTGCCGGCGAAAGAGGCTGTGGTAAAGCGGCTGAACTTCTGTGTCTGGACAGCTGCGGAGAACCCGTGGATCAGCGGTGATGTGTGGCTGGGCGCCGCAGAGCGCGTGCCTATGCGGATGCTGCGCAATCGGCCATGTGTGGCTGGCCTTGACCTGGCCAGCACCACCGACCTGACATCGTTCGTGCTGGAGTTCTACCCGACGGAGGCCGACCCGCACTGGCGGCTGTTGCCCTACTTCTGGATACCCGATCACGACCTTGAGGGCCGGGAGAACCGCGACCGCGTGCCGTACCGTGTGTGGATTGCCGAGGGGCATCTGGAGACGACGCCAGGCCGAGCCATCAGCAAGCTGCACGTGCTGCGGCGCCTGCAGACGATCTGCGCGTACTTCGACGTGCGCAAGATCGGCTATGACCGCTGGCGGATCGAGGATCTCAAGCAGCTGATGATCGAGCACGACATCGAGCTGCCGGAGATGGAGCCATTCGGCCAGGGCTACCAGAGCATGTCGCCGGCCGTGGACGAGTTCGAGCGTCGGCTGCTGGGCATGCCGCCCCAGGTGCTAGACGAGGACGGCAACCCGCTAGACATCGACCTGAGCGAGTTCGAGGTGGTGGAGACGTTGCGGCATGACGGCAACCCGGTGTTGACCATGTGCGCCGCCAACGCCGTGACTACCTCCGACCCGGCGAACAACCGCAAGGTCGACAAGGCCAAATCGAATGGCCGGATTGACGGCATCGTCGCCTCGGTCATTGCAACCGGCGTCAGCGGCTCGGCGCCACCTGGTGGCGGAACATCCATCTACGACAAGGGCGTGGGCATATGAGCACCCTGGTGCAGATCCTTTCCTGGCTCGCCGGGCTGCTGGGCTTCGGCCTGCTGGTCGCGGGTGTGGCTCAACTCAACGTGCCAGCGGCGTTCATCGTCGCCGGCCTCGGCCTGCTGGCCTGGTCGTTCATTGCCGACCGCGCTGTGGCTGCAATGAAATTCAAGGGGGGCTGAGCATGTTCTTTTCGAGCCTGCGCGGCACCGGCCAGCAGGGCACGCTGGAGAGCTTCGGAGACTTCTGGCGTGGCCTGATCGGCTCTGGTAGTGGCAACAGCGCCGGGGTACAGGTAACGCCCGAGACGGCGCTGGGCGTGCCCATCCTGCACAACTGCGTCACGCTGCTGGCCGAGACGCTGGCACAGCTGCCGCTGGAGGTCTACGAACGCAAGGACAAGGGCCAGCGCGAGTCGGCCATAAACCATCCGCTCTACGACGTGCTGCGCTACCAGCCCAACGGCTTCCAGACGCCTTTCGAGCTGATCGAATGCGGGCAGATGGCATGCGGCCTTCGCGGTAACGGTTACTCGTGGATTGATCGGCGCGATGACGGCAACGTCACGGCGCTGTGGCCGCTGGATAACAACAAGGTGCAGGTGCTCAAGGGCGCCGACCTGCTGCCGTACTACCGCATTGGCACAGCTGATCCGGTGCCGGCGCGGATGGTTCACCATGTGCGCTGGACGTCGACCAACCACTACGTGGGGCTGTCGCCCATCGAGCTGCACGCCGAAACGGTGGGCATGGCGCAGGCCATCACCCGCTACACCGGCAAGTCGTTCGCCAATGGCGCCACGGTCTCCGGCGTCATCGAGCGGCCTCGCGAGGCTCCGGCGATCAAGGATCAGAAGAGCATCGACGGCATCATCGATCAGTGGGGGCAGAAGTACAGCGGCTTCGACAACGCCAAGAAGGTCGCGCTGCTGCAAGAGGGTATGACCTTCAAGCCCATCTCCATGAGTAACGTCGATGCTGACGTGGTGAACATCCTCAAGCTCACCGGCACCAACGTGGCGCGGATCTACAAGATCCCGCTGCCGATGGTGAACGACCTGGAGAAGGCCAACTACAACACCATCGAGCAGTTGCTGATTCAGTTCGTGGTGTTCGCGCTGCTGCCGTGGGCCAAGCGCCACGAGCAGGCGATGATGCGCGACTTCCTTCTGCCCAAGGATCGGCGCACGTACTTCATCGAGTTCAACCTTTCCGGCCTCATGCGTGGCGACCAGAAAAGCCGCTATGAGGCCTACGCCATCGGCCGGCAATGGGGCTGGCTGTCGGTCAACGACATTCGCCGGCTGGAGAACATGCCACCCGTTCCGGGCGGCGATCTCTACCTGCAGCCTCTGAACATGGTGGACGCGACCAAGGGCGCCGATCTGACCAACCCCAACGTGCGTGCGCAGCTGGAGCTGCAGCACGCCGAGATCACGAGGATTCTCAGCCAATGAAACGCCACCTGAGAGCGGCCAGCATGCTGTTCAACCAGCCACTGCTGATCACGCCGGAAATGCTCGACCTCGGCGTCGCCTGGGCCAACCAGGTCATGCACCTGAACATCATCAACATCGGCGCCCAGGCGCAGGGGCAAGAAGGCGCAAAGCTGTGGCATGACGATGACGACTACTCCGCACGTATGGAGCGGGCCGAGGAAAGTCGCCGCCAGGCCATTGGCCGCACCGGGGTCGAGGTTGTCCCTGTCAGCGGCATCCTGGTCAGCCGTGCGGCTCACCTGCAGATGTGCGAGGTCATGACCAGCTATGAGGAACTGCGTCGCCAGTTGCGCACGGCGGTCGCCGATCCGATGGTCGAGCGCATCGTGCTGGATATCGACAGCCCCGGCGGCGCGGCTGTGGGTGCTTTCGAGCTGGCTGCGGATATCCGTGCGATGGCGCAGCAAAAGCCCATCACCGGGCTGGTCAACTTCTCGGCGTACAGCGGCGGCTACCTGCTCGCCTCGGCCTGTAGCGAAGTGGTGGTCAGCCAGACCAGCGGCATCGGCTCCATCGGGGTGATCGCCAAGCACCTGGACCGCTCCAAGATGTTGGAGAACGCCGGGGTGAAGGTCACCACCGTGTTTGCCGGAGACCACAAAAACGACCTCAGCCCGCATGAGCCGCTGACGGATCAATCCATGCAGGTGCTGCAGGACATCGTGCAGGAGAGCTACCAGATGTTCGTCGGCGCTGTAGCGGAGTATCGCAGCCTGGATGTGGCGAAGGTCATCGCCACCCAGGCCGGCCTGTTCAGCGGCCAGCACGGCATCACGGCAGGCCTGGCCGACCGGCTGCAGAGTCCGCAGGACGCGGTAGATCACCTGTCCCGTGCTGTCGCGGAGAGCCGTGCATCTCGCGGCAACAGCGGGCTGTCAGTGCGCGCCCGCGCTGCGGCTATCCAATCCCAACTCTGACCGCGTTCGCGGCAGTCACCCAAGCCCGCCCAGTGCGGGCTTTTTCATGCCCAGGAGGCACCATGTCCAAAGTTCTACAACTGCGTAGCGAACGCGCCGAGCTGAACACCAAGCTGCAGGCGCTCGCGAAACTCGAAGCCGACGGCACGAACCTGAGCGCCGAGCAGCTGCAAGAGTTCACCAGTCTGGAGGCTCAGATCGCAGACCTGAGCGCCAAGATCACCCGCGCCGAGGCGGCTGAAAAATCCGCTGCATTGTCGGCGGTGCCGGTGGACGAGGGCGCACAGGGTAAGCAAAGCCCGCCCGCCGGCCGAGTAGAGGGCCCCTTCACCGAAAAGCAGGTGCCCGGCACCAAGATGGCGCAGATGGTGCGCCTGCTGGCAGCAGCTCAGGGCAACCAGCAAGCCGCCGCGCAAATGGCGAAGGACGGCAACTTTGGCGCCGACGTGCATATGGCGCTGTCCACCGTCACGCCTGGTGCGGGTGGGGTGCTGGTGCCGACCAACTTCGCATCCGATGTGATCGAGGCTCTGCGTCCGACCTCGGTGCTGCGCAAGATGGGCGTGACCAGCCTGCCGCTGAACAACGGCAACCTGACCATGCCGCGCATCACCGGCAACACCGTGGTGACCTACATCGGTACCGAGCAGGACATCCCGCTGACCGGTATGACGTTCGGTGACACCAAGCTGTCGGCCAAGAAGGCCGCTGCGTTGGTGCCGGTTTCCAACGATCTGCTGCGCATGTCCGGCGTCAACCCGCGCGTCGACGGCCTGGTGGCCAATGACCTGACCGTCAGCATGGGCCTGTCCGAGGATCTGCACTTCATCCGCGCCGACGGTTCCGGGGTGCTGCCCAAGGGCCTGCGTCACTGGGCCATCGCCCAGCATGTCCTACCGGCCCCGGTAGACCCCAATCTGACTGCTATCGACCTGTTCCTGGGCGGCCTGATGCTGCGTATCGAGACGGCCAACGTGATGATGGCCTCGTGTGGCTGGGTGATGCACCCGCGCACCTTGCGCTGGCTGCAATCGTTGCGGGACGGCAACGGCAACAAGGCCTACCCCGAGATCGACCAGAACCTGCTGAAGGGCTACCCGGTCGGGCTGAGCAACCAGATCCCGGTCAACCTGGGTGATGACGGCAACGAGTCGGAGATCTACTTCGTCAACTTCGCCGACATGATGATCGGCGAGGACATGGACCTGGTCATCGACTTCAGCAAGGAAGCGGCCTACAAGGACGGCGCCGGCAACATGGTCAGCGCCTTCCAGCGCGACCAGACGCTTGTTCGCGTCATCGCCAAGCACGACTTCGGCCCGCGCCACGTCGAGTGCATCACCGTCGGCATCAACGTCAAGTGGGGCGCCGGCATGTAACCCGCTGCCCTGCCTTCGGGCGGGGCTTTTGATGTTCCCCATTCTTTGAAGGTGATGACATGAGTAACGAACGTGTAGTGGTGAAATTCACCGCGTCCTGGCGTGGCTACTCCAAGGGCGAGCGCGCCGGCTTCGATGCAGCGCAGGCCAAGGCGTTGATCGACGGCAAGGTGGCCGAGCAGGTCAAGGGCGTTCCGGCTGCTGCGCCGAAGGGGGCCGCTGGCAAGGCGGGTGGCGGAAGTGGCGGCCAGGGTAAGGGCGGCGCAGCCAATACCAAGCCAGCGGAAGGCGATACCCCGCCGCCCGCTACTGAGCCTCCGGCGCCGGAAACTATCGACACCCCGCCGCCCGCTGACGATGACGACGAGCCCAAGCCCTAATGGCCCGCCGCATTCAGTATGACGGTGCGGCCCAGGTGCTGAGCGTCGAGGATGTGGCCGCGCAGTGCCGCGTCGAGGCTGATGATCTTCAGGCCGATCTGGTCGAGCTGGTCATCATCCCTGGCGTTATCGCCCAGGCCGAGGCCAAGACGGGGGCGGCGATTCGCCCTGGCGTCTATGAAGAGGAATGGCCCGAGTCATACGGCTCGGGCCATTCCCTCGACGTGGGCCAGGCGGACGAGGTGCTGGCCATCCAGCGCGTCGAGCCTGACGGCAGCTTGACCGAGCTGCAGCCGTTGCCTCGGGTGCGGTTGGAGCGTGGTCAGCGTGAGAGCTTCCTGCATTTCCCGCTGGGCCGTCCATCCGGGCGGCTGGTCATCCGCTACCACGCCGGCGCCGACCTGGCGGCCTATCCGGGCGTGAAACAGTGGTTGCTGATGCAGGCCGCCACTGCTCACGAGTTCCGCGAGACGCTGGTGGTCGGCACCATCCTGGCCGAGCTGCCAAGCCATTTCACCGATTCCCTGTTGGCCGAGATCACTGTGCCACCGAGGTTCTGATATGCGAGCAGGTCGATTGCGCTATCGCGGCCAGGTGCTGAGCCTGGACGACCAGCTGCAGCCCGTTGTTCTGGGGTCGCGCTGGGTGGATATCCGCACCAAGGAAGGTGAAACGCCAGCTCCGCTCGGGCTTCGCCAGCGCTCGCTGGTCGAGATCCGTGCGCGCTTCTCAGAGGTGTTCCGTTCCGGTCGCTATTTGCGTCATGGCGATCGGCTGTTTCACCTGGTCAGCCCCCGAGATCCGCGTGGCAACGGCGCCGAGGTGGTGGTGTCAGCGGAGGAGCTGATCGGCACCCCCGCCACCTACACCGCCCAGCCCGGAGCGGGGCCGCTGCCGTGCCGGGTGTTTCTGGATTACGAAGTCGCCCGCCCTGGACAGTTTGGCGGGATGGTGGAGTACGCAACGCAGCTGGAGGCGGCGTTGATCGAGGTAGGCCGTCCGCAGCCGGGTGCCGTGTTCCTGGTCGATGGGGTTCGCTGGCGTGTGGCGGGCCTTGTCGAGCGTGAGGATGACCGCGTCGTGCGGCGCATGTGGGTGAAACGCATATGAGCATGGAAGTCAGCCTGCCGGACATCGAGGGCGGCCCCGCCGCCTTCGGCATCGACGAGAAGCGCTTCGAGCGCATCCAGATCAACTCCACCAACCGTGCGGCCCGCTGGGTGAAGCGCGTGTTGCTGGTTGAGCCGTTCTCGGAGGCAACCGGCGTTCGCCGGGTGATCTTCAATGACCGCATCCGCATCAACCTGGCCAACCGGAACGTACCGGAGGCGAGCATCGTGCCGTCTTCGGCCAGCATTCCGGCGCGCTGCTACCGGCATCGTGCCGATCCGGTCGACGGGTCCAAGGTCAGCGCCCGGGTGCTGGTGGATTGGTGGCAGGGCGAGAAGATCGCGGCGGGCTTCATCAACCCATCCAGCGACCGCAAGTTGCCGCTGGCCACCCGCAGCGTGCGCGCACGCAAGCTGACCGCACGTAGCAAGCGGCCCCACATCAAGGAATACCGCTACGAATACTGGACGCCGGAAGATGCAAACGGCCCATCCGCCGCCGCGCTGTTCCGCGTCGCGGTAGATAACAGCACGCGCGAACAGGCGGCCGACCGGCTGGCGTTCGAGTTCAACAAGGATCTGGATGAGGAGCTGTTCTGATGGAGGTGATCGCCACCCGCGTGACCGCTTACCTGGCCGATAGCCTACGTCAGATTGACCAGGCCAACGGCTACCCGCTCACGCTGACCAAGGTCGAGGTCGGCCAGTTCTACGAGGATCTGCCGCAGCCCGCGCCGCTGCCGATCGCCACGCTGGTCGCTGCCTCTACCGGCGATGCGGTGACCCCTGAAGGGGTGGTCCTTTCTGGCCGTCGCGCGCGGGTCTACCAGGTGGAGGTCGTCATCGACTTCGACCAGCACCCCGACACCGAGCGGCACGCGCTGCTCGACCAGGTCGAATGGGGCATTGCCCGATCGCTGCGGGGGCGGCCGCCGCCCCAACTGGCCGGGCTGCTGCAGAGCGTCGCCTTGGGTGATGTGCAATTCAACTATCCGGCACCCGGTCACAGCGTTGCCATCGTGCAGGCTCAGGTTGCCGTCACTTTCGTCGAGCAATACCCCCAACCATAGGAGGGCACCATGCCCAAAGCCAATGTGAAAACCGCATTCACCTTCCGTGAGGGCGGCAAGGTCAAGCTGTACAAGAAGGGTGACCAGGAACTGACCGCCGCCGCTCTGGCGCATGCCAAGGCGAACGGCTTCGTGCCGGTGCCCAAGGCCGAACCCAAGCCGGCCGACGAGGCCAAGTAGCCGTTCCACTCCCGCGCTTCACCTGGCCCCGCGCCGCATCCTGACATCGAGGTAAACCCATGCAAACCGTTCAAGACGCCAGCCTTATCGGCTATGGCGACATCTTCTCGCGTGCCTATCAAACCCAGAAAGCACTGCTGCCCTGGGGCAACACCAGCGAACTCAAGATCGCCCACACCGAAGATCAGCAGACGCTGCCCAATTACATCACCGGCGCGGGTAACCGCAACGTCACCTCCCGCGTGACCGGCGTGACGGCCAGTTTCACGCTGTACGACGTGAATGCGCGCAACCTCGCCCTGGTGGGGCGCGGCACCATTCATGGTGTGGCCGCTGGCGAGGTCACGGCAGAGGTCCACATCTGCGAGGCGGTGCCCGGCGAGCTGATCCCGTTCGACAACCTGCCCGACCTCTCCGCGCCGGTCACCATCGTGACGGCGGATGATGCGCCCCTGGAGCCCGGTACCGACTACTTGCTGACACCCTACGGCATCCAGATCACCAGCGGCACCACCATCACCAACGCCGGCATCAAGGCCAGCTATACCCGGCTCAAGGCCGATGTGGTCGAGATGCTGACTACCTCTCAGGTCGAGCTGGAAGTTTACTTCGCTGGCCTCAACGCCGCGCAGGGCGGCGCGCCGACGCCGGCACGCCTGCGGCGCTTCAAGGTGGGCCTGGTGCAGGAAATCCAGCTCAGCGGCACCGCCTATGCGGCCTACCAGGTCACCGGCGAGCTGCTGGCCGACCCGCTGGTGACGTCGAGCGATATGTCGCAGTTCTACTCGTTGGGGATGAAGGCGGCGGCCTGATGGAGGTGCGTATGGATCAGACCAATGCCGGTAAGGCGGAGAAGGAGGCGCGCGCCGTAGCACCGGGCGCGCGTCTTTTGGATCATCTGAAGGGGAGCCTTGCTGACACTCAGCTTATCCCTTCGCTTGTGCGGCCTTTATCTCGTCGATAACGGCCAGCGCGCCTTCGATGGGGGCTTTGTAGGTGGCCAGCAGGCCTCCCTCAAAGCCCGTACTCTCGGAGTTCAGGTAAATCTTTAGCTGGTCCTCCAGCTTGTCTCGCTCTGGTGCGTCGCGGTAGACCACGGCGGTTAGGGCCTGCAGGACGCGGATGATGCCTAGGTCCATGGCGGCGTGCTGTTTCAAATCGTCGTTGCTCATAGTCTCTCCTTGGCCAAGGCGGCCTTTAGACGTCCCAGCTGATGCTCAGGACTTGGCGGTCGCCATCGAACTCCACTTCATATGTATCTGCAGAAAGCCTCTCCATGAGGGGCTCGACGAATTCCAGGTTGTGTTGGCTTACCTTGTATGTGGTGCTGTTGCAGCCTGCATCTGCTTGGTCCTTGATATCCATTTTCACGGATTCGTAGAAGTCCCGAAAATCGGCGTTCTTGCGTCCTTGCTCGGCGCGGGCTGCTGAATCGTGGGCGTCATCGTTAAACATTGGCAGATCCTTTTATTGATTGATGTTGCGGGCTAGAGCGGAGCCTTTGGCTCCATCTGCTGACGTGGGGCTGGAGTTGGTAGTTTTCAACCTCGGTACAACATCACCATACCGTTGACACCCCGCCCGCTTCGGAGCTACCTTGCTCGTGCCGCTGCAAATTCAGCGGCCGGGTTTGGTCGCCCGGATAGCTATGGCGCACAGCGCCGCGGAAGCGGTTTTTTTGTGCCCGCGTTATGGCGGGCTGTGCGTGGGAGCTCGAAAGAGCTGCCGGGTCCCATAGCCCCGGTCGACCAACCTGCGCACAGTTCGTCACCCTTACTGTTTGGTCGCGGTGGTGGCGGACTCCAGTTCAGCTATGGAGAAGTCATCATGCTCAAGCCAGATCCAGCTCAATCCAAGATTCTCACCCCCAGCTCGGGAAGCCGCAGCACGCGTTATGCCGAGTTGTTCGATGTAATGCCCAGCGTGCCGGTGACCGATGCGCTGGAGCGCGCCTCTGCCCTGCTGGACGCTGCCCGCCATGATGCTGTTGATGTGGCGATGGAAGCGAGCGACCCTCGGTCTTGGGCCGTGGTTTACCTGCTGGAAAGCGCCCACGCGCTGGTCAATGCCTCGGTGAACGGAATGCTGGAGGCCAAGCTATGAGCCTGCCGATGGAATTCTCGTTCGATGGCGCCGCCGTGCGCGTGGTGCTGGTAGAGGGTGAGCCGTGGTGGGTGGCAGCGGACGTCTGCGATGCTCTTGAACTGAATGGTCGCTCCCGTGACTACCTGCGCATGCTGGATGACGACGAGAAGGGAGCGCAGATAATGCGCACCCCTGGTGGCGATCAGCAGATGCAGATCATCAGCGAGTCGGGTTTGTACTCGCTGATATTCAAGAGCCGGAAGGCCTCGGCCAAGCGCTTCAAGAAGTGGGTGACTGCCGAGGTGCTGCCCAGCATCCGCAAGCACGGTGCTTACGTGTTGCCTGCCGCTGAGCCGGAACAGGACGGTGTACCGATGGCCGCGCACGTCGCGGCTGACGAAATCGTCAGCGCGGGCCGGGTATTCCGCGCCCTATACGCCACCGGCCGCAGCATGGGCATGGCACGCCGGCTGGCCGCCACCAGGGCCAACCAGGCAGCCGAGCGAGCCACCGGGGTAGACCTGGCCGCCGAGCTGGGCGCAACCCGGTGGCTGGACGGGCCGGACCTGCCGGAGCCGCAACGCAAGCAGTACGAGCTGCAGCAGCAGATCCGCGCACACCTGGTGGCCAACGGCTGGCCGCAAGGCTTCAGCAGCCAGCAGCTGATCGAGGCGCTGGCCCTGGTAAACGACAAGGCCACGCAAACCGCAGTAGGCCACTGCCTCGGCCTGCTGGGCTACAAGCGCATGCGTCTCGGCACTGCCGGCCGTCCCTATGCCTACATGCTGAATACGCTGCCAGCTATTGCCTAGAAGATCAGGTTGGCGCTTTGCAGGAGCAGCTTGAAGTCTGACTCGCCGATGATCCTCAGGGACTTACCTTCTTTGATCAGCTTTTCGGCTTTGAGATGTTTGTTGCTCTTGCCGCTCTCGTTTATGCGCCTGATGTCTTGGTCACCAACCACTAGCAGGGTGGTGTGTTTGTTGACGCCAGGCTGTACTTCACATCCTGCCTCTGCAGCGAGTTCGGCGGCATCTCGGCGAGTGATCTCCAGGGCTCCTGTAAAAACAATGCGCTCACCGTAAAGCGGGCCATCAACGTTCGCCTCGGGGATGTCGTATTCGGGTCTGGGCGTAATCCGCTGTTTGATTCGCTCAAGCCAATCTTCGTGGCTAAGGCCTGAATGCTGCATTGCTTGCAGGTAGATGAAGCCGGCCGCCTTCGCATCACACAAGGCGTCATGGTGATTGTCGAGCGGCACTGCCAGCTCATTGCAGACGTTAGCTAGGTTATAGCCGATCTGACCGAATTGTTCGGGCCATGCTCTACGAACCACTCGGTGAAGGTTTAGCCATGTGATGTCCTCCGGAATGCAGAGGCTGTGTTTACTGCAGGCTCTGGTCATCGCCGCGTAGTCGAAGTGCCCGTAGCAGGCCACTAGCTTGCCGGCCGTGAGGCTCCAGAGCTGTTCGCTGATCTGAGCGAAGGTCGGCGCATCACGTACGGCGTGTTCGTCGATGCCGTGAATCATTACGTTGAGTGGGTCGAAGTAGTCTTTTGGATTAACCAGCGTCACCCACTCGTTGACTACCGTGCCTTCTGAAAACTCGACGATGCCAATTTGGCAGATTGATCCCAGCCATGAATTAGCTGTTTCTACGTCCAACGAAATGAAGTTGCTCATGTGTCGTTCCTTGGCAAATGAAAGCTAAACGCTACTACGGCTCGGCCAATTGGGCCAACCGTTGTCCTGAACCCGCTCCGGCGGGTTTTTTATTACCTGGAGAAAGTCATGGCCTTTGAGCGCCTGATCCAGCTGACCCTGCGCGCGCGCAACTTCCTGAGCAAGGATGTGGAGCCGGCCAGCGATTCGATGCGTGAGCTGGCGGAGGAAGGGCGCCGGCTGAAAGCCTCGCTGGAGGAGGCGGGCCGCGCCCGTGGCCTGGCTCGCACCCTGCGGGACAACCAACAGGCCACCGAAGGTCTGGAGCGCACCCAGCGCGATGCACGTGCCACGCTGGATGATCTGACGCGCGAGATCGGCGATCACGCCCAGGCCACCGCAGGCCAGCGCATTGCCCTGCGCGAAGCGCGGCGCACGCTGGATGAAGCCGAGCGGGCCTACAAGCGCAACCAGCAGGCCATCAAGAACACCACCAGCGAGTTGAAAAAGCTGGGCGTGGATACCGACAACGCGGCGGCCGAAGAGCAGCGGCTGACCAATGAGCTGGCCGAGGGCAAGCAGGCGCTGGCTGGCAACCGCGAGGCGATCAAGCAGAAGCGCGTTGAAGAAAAGAAAGCGGCTGACACAGCGAAAGAACACGCCGATCGGGTGGACGCCGCGAAGGGCGTGATGAGCGATGCGGGCAGAAAGGTGCTTGCATTCGCTGCCGCCTACGTCTCGCTGAATGCTGTTACGGGTTTGGTGCAGCGCGGCTTGAGCTTGGTGGCTCAGGGCATTCGTGCAGTCGCCATGGATGGCTCGGATAAACAGCAAGCGCTTGGCCAACTAGAGGCGGCGCTAGCGTCGACCGGCCGGCAGGCGGAGTTCACCACGCAGCAGTTGCTGGATATGGCGGATGCGTTCGAGGCCGGCTCGATGCTGACTGCCGAGCAGATCCAGTCTGCTCAGGCGCGGTTGTTGTCATATACCGACGTGGCGGCGACCGAATTCCCTCAGGCCATGCAGATCATCATCGATCAGCAGCAACGCCTGGGTATCAGCGTCGAGCAGTCAGCCGAAATCGTTGGCCGGGCATTGCAATCCCCGTCCGAGGCTATCGCCACGCTGGGCCGCCAGGGCTTCAAGTTGGAGGATGGCCAGAAACGGTTGCTGAAGCAGCTAGAAGCCACCGGCAAAACGGCCGAGGCGCAAGCCATCATCATGGACATGCTGACCGAGGCCTATGGAGGCTCGGCGGCAGCAGCACGGATGAATACTGCTGCGGGCTTGTGGAAGGGGCTCGGCGATCGCATAGGCGACTTTGCCAGCCGGGTTGCCAACTCGGGTGCATTTGAGTTCATGCAGCGCAAGCTGCTGGAGCTGAGTAACTACCTGGACGAGATGGCCAACGACGGCCGGCTTGATGCACTGGCCGAGGCGTTGAGCGCAGCATTCATTGACGCGGCGGAGCGCGCTGAGGAGTTCGCGAAGAAGCTGCTGGAAGTCGACTTCAAGACGCTGACGGACGATGCCACGCGCTGGCTGGATAACTTCGGCGAGAAGCTTGATACGACTGGCCGTTGGATCACGATGATCTCGGCGCCGTTTCGCGGCTTGGTCAACGTCGTCACGGGCGGTATTTCGGCCATCGGCATGGCCTTCACTGGGTTGGTCACCGTCTCGCTGGCGGGCATGTCGCTGCTGGCCAAGGCGATCCCGAATGCGTTCGGCGGCCAGCAGATCGTCAAGGGGCTGGAATCCGCGCGTGATACCGCCGCTGGCATGTTCAAGGCGCTGGCTGGTCAGGTTGCCCAGGACGGTAGGGATATCGCAGCCACGTGGAATAGCGTGGCCAAGTCTGCCGAAGACAGCGCGGTCCGCCAGGTTGAAGCCGTGCGCCGTGCCAGCGGAGAGAACAAGCGGCTGATGGAGAAGACGGGCAACGACATCATGTCGTTTTTCCGTTCCAACATCGCCTCGCTTGAGAACGCGCTGGCTGCAATCAGTTTTGCCGAGACGGCCGCCGAGCTCGATGAGGTGGAGGCTGGGCTTTACAAGGCCAATCTCGAAGCTGATGAGATGGTGAAGGCGCTTGCTGCTCTGGATCAGCAACGTGCCTTCGTGACGGTAGGTGAGGGCGCGACCACTGCTGCGGCGAAAATTGCCAGGTTGCGCCTGGAGCAACAGCGGCTGGAAGCCGAATACCGTGCGGGCGTGAAAACGCTTGAGGAATGGCAGCAGGGCCACAACGAGGCGGCTGTGGCTATTCGCGAGCTGGAGAGCGAGAGCGGCAAGGCTGCTATCACGACGCAGGCGCTGGGCAAGGAACTGAAAACGCTGGCCGATGTGCAGCGAGCAATCTCGGATGCCAAGACGGACCGTGATATTGCTGCGGCCAACGCGGCGCTCAAGCGCATGCTGGATACCGGCATCATCGACGGTGCTCAGTACAACGCTGAGATGAAGCGTTCGACGGATCGGCTGAAAGAAATCAAGTCCGCCATCGAGGGCTCGAAGAAAGCCCAAGACGAAAAGAACAACTCCGGCCGCGAGGCCATCGTTACCAGCGAAGAGCTGCGCCGCGAGTCCGGCAAACGCATGGAAGCCGAGCGCCGCGCTGGCGACCAGGCCATGCAGGATCGGCGACGCGGCAGCGAGGAAGCCCAGCGTGACATGGGCGCCATGGAGGATTTCTTCGGTGGCGTAATGACGCGCGCCCGCGAGCCCCTGGCGGCGATGAGCGATGCGGCGCTGGAGGCGTTCGACCGGCTCAATGGCCTGAGCACCGCCAACATCGAGATGGACACCAGCAGCCTGGATGCCACGACCAGCTCGCTGCGGCGGGCGACCGAAGCGCTGGGTGAGATGCAGGCCGCTGCAAACACGGTCGGCATGAGCACCTTGGGCCGATGGATGACGCAGACGCAGCTGCAAAGCCAGCAGCTGCAGATCCAGTTCCTCGGGCAGAAGGCACGCCTGCAGAGCCTGATGGAAGGCTATGAGGACGGCAGCATCACGGTGCAGCAGTTCGTCCGGCGTGCCAGTTCGGCGCGGCATGCGATGAGCCTGCTCAACGACTCGGATCTGCGCACGCTGGAAAGCGCGATCCAGGCCGCGAAGGACCGCATGGAGCAGATGGCCAACTCCACCCGTTCCACGCTGGAGGGCTTGCAGGATGAGCTGGACAACCTGCAAGGGCGCACCGAGGACATCGAGCGTCGTCGTTTTGCCAGCCGCCGGCGGGAGCTGGAGGCGCAGATGGCGGAGGCCAATGCCCAGGGCGACAGCCAAGCGGTGGCCAACGCCGCGCGAGCCCTTGGCATGCTTCGGCAGATCGAGTCCGAAACGGCGCAACAACGCCAGCGGGAAGAGCAGCAGAAGCGCATCGACGCCCAGCAACAGCCGCAAGGTACTGCGCCGCAGCAGACCCAGGCACCTGGCAAGGTGATCCGCCTGGAGGTGCCGGGCCGGCAGGCTGTCGATGTGGCTGTGCGCAGTGAGGCTGACGAAACCAAGCTGCTCGGCATTCTCGAAAGTACCGGGCTGAGGAGTCTGTAATGGCGTTGACCCTGGATAGCGTGGACCTGGCGGACGATCCCGACCTGGGCGGCGACCAGCTGCAGTGGATAGATGAATGGGAATGGGACCCGGTCGAGCAGGAACAGGAGCGCAGCCTGAGCGGGGCGCTGATCATCCAGGAGGGCGTCAAGCTGTACGGGCGCCCGATCACCCTAAGCAGCAACGGCGGTGCCTGGTTCACCCTGGCCAAGGTGCGCGAACTGGAGGCGCTGGCGGCAGCGGCGGGGCGGGTAATGTTGCTGACCCTGCCGACCGGCGCCACGCATCACGTCACCTGGAACCGCGTCGCTGGCCCTGCTGTGCAGGCCGCGCCCCTGTTCCGCCGGGTAGCCCCGTCGCCCGACTGGCTGCACGAGCTGACCCTGCGGCTGATCACCGTGGCCCCGCCGCCCGACCCTGAACCCCAATCAGATCCCGAACCCTGACCAGCCCGCCCCGTGCGGGCTTTTTGTTGCCTGGAGATTCATGGCATGACGATCAACGTCACCGATGTGAAGCTGCTCAAGAGCCAGCGCCTGACCGATGAAGATGACGGCGGTGGCCGTGCCACCGGCAATGCCGTGGTATCCGGCGAGGTCAACAACGTATTCCCCGACATCAGCCGGCTCGACCGTACCACCGGCCGCATCAACCTGCGCAAGCTGTACGGCGGGCCGATGACGCAGAACGCCGATGCCTACCTGGGCGCGCATGCCATCGTCACCAAGGCGCCGGCGGACCCGCGCGTGAGCGTGCTGCTGTTCAACACCGGCAGCCAGACCGATGAGCGCCGCGACGCCCGCAATGCCATCGAGAGCTACGTCGCGGCGGCCACGACTGCGCAGTTCGATCTGCTGGGTACCCAGCTGGCCGGGCAGCGTGCAATCGCGTGCGTGCAGCGCGAGGAACAGCGCGTGCCGGAGATCGGCGACGTATACCAGCTGGTGACCGCTACCGCCGCGCAATACGTGCGCCTGACCGGTGTGGACGCCAGCCTGGAGCAATTCACCTACGACTACGGCAACGGCAACTTCGTCAACTTCACACGGCGCCGGCTCGACCTGTCGATCAGTGCGCCGCTGCTCAGCGAGTACCCGGGCGGCCAGGTCACACCGGCCGGCACCTCGGCCACCGCCCTGGATGGCAAGGCCAAGGCGCGGGTGCTCAGCACCCAGGTAGCGGACGCGGCCCGTTACTACGGCATCAGCCCGCTGGCCGAGGCCATTGCGGCCGGCTCGCTCAACCTGCGCGTGCAGTCGGTGTACAGCCAGCTGGTGCCCAGCACCACCAAGGAATCGGCGCTGGTCGACGTGCTGGGCGGTTACCAGCGGCAGCTCTACCTGCCTGCCGGGCCGGCGCGATCGGTGAACCTGACCGTTGCCGCCGGTGCGGTGGCGGGCGAGTCGCGCACCTTCCTGGGGACCGGCTGCGCGCCGGGCACCCTGAGCATCACCGCCAACGGTGGCACCTTCGCCGACGACAACAAGGGCGGCTTGCGCTTTGTGTCCGGTAGCAACTGGATCAGCTCGGGGCGTGTGGACTACCAGACCGGTGAGGTGACCCTGGTGCGCACCGGTACCAGCTGGGCCGGCTCGGCCACCGGCAGCTACCGCCCCGGTGCTGCAGCAACCGGCGATACCATCACCGGCGAGCTGGAGATCAGCCTGGGCAACCGTGGCTACGTGTACACGCTGAACCTGGCCGACGCCATTCCGCGTGCCGGCACGCTTTCCGTCAGCTACATGGCGCTGGGCAAGTGGTACGAGCTGCGGGATATGGGCGACGGCCTGCTGACCGGCGAAGGGGCGGGCACTATCAGCCTGGCCACCGGCTCGGTATCGCTCACGCTCAATGCGCTGCCGGATGTCGGCAGCTCGCTGGTCTACAGCTATGTCAGTTCGGCGGACAACGCCATCACCCAGCGGGCCGGTGGCAGTGTGGTGCCGAAGCTTGAGGTGCGACATACCCTGCCGGGTGGCGGTGTGCTGCCGGGCTCGGTCACAGTGGCATTCACCGCCGGCTCCCAGCTCACGCTGACGGACAACGGCCAGGGCGTGCTCAGCGGTAGCGGCGGCACTGGCACCATCGCCTATGCCACGGGTGAGATCGTCATGGAGCTGGCCGCGACCCCGGCCGGCGGCATCGCTTACACCTACGAGCAGGGAGCGGTCGAGAGTGAGGCGTTGGCGGTTTCCAGCGACGGCAGCGGCATGGCGACATTCACCATTCCGGGTGCGCCGCTCAAGCCCGGTTCCGTGCGCGTGGATTGGATGACCACGCGCCGGCAGGCTGCGCCGGCCATCAACTGGCAGGTGATTGAGAGCGGCAACGCACTGCCGATCTACGACGGCCAGCGCGACCTGGCCAACAGCGCGAACGACAACGGCAACGGCGGCTGGCAGGGTGGGCGCGCCGGCACCATCAACTACACCACCGGCCAGGTGACGCTGCAGGCGGCGCAGCTGTATGACTACGTCGAATACACCTACAGCAACGCCCGTCGCCAGGGGCAGATGGGGCCTGTGACCGAGCCAGTGCTGATTACTACCCCGGTGCAGGTGCGCGAGCAGTTTGCCGGCACCATCACCGTGGCCGCCCAGGCCGCAGGCGTGCCCACCGAAGTGCAGACCAGCAACCAGGCACAGCCATCGATCACCGTCGAGCTGCTGCCTGGCGTGGCCGAAGCCATCGTGCCGGGCTCGCTGCTGTTCAGCTGGAACGGTGCGCTGTACACCGATCGCAGCGGCATCCTCTACCGCGACGTGGCTAGCAACACCAACGGCGGCACCGCCGTGGGCAGCGTCGACTACGTATCAGGGGTTGCCACGCTCAACAGCTACGCTGGCAACGCCAGTGGTGCGGTCACGCTGCTGGCCTGCCTCACGGCCTCGGCCGGGTTCAGCGTGACCGGGGCGACGTTCCGCACGCCAGGTGCGCCGCTGCGGGCGGCCAGTATGCAAGTGACCGTGGTACGCACCGATACCGCCCAGATCGTCACCGCGGCGGCGAACCTCAATGGCGAGTTCGCGACGGGCATCGTGCATGGCACCGTCGATGCCGCTACCGGCATCACGCGCCTGCGCTTCACAACCAACCCGGCGGACGAGTCGGGGGCCAGCGAGGTGCCGGTCATCCCGTTGCTGCTGCGCTACAACGCCGTGGTGCAAACGCGCCTGCCGCTGGATGCCGGGTTGCTGGGCCTGGACCCGGTGCGCCTGCCGGCTGATGGCCGGGTGCCGATCTACCGCGATGGCGACGTGTTGGTGATTCACCACACCGCCGAGACGCTGGTGGCCTCGCCGGTGGCTGGCGGCACGCTGCAACTCGCACGTGAACAGCAGGCGGAAATCGAGGTGGTCGATGGGGCCGGTACCGTGCTGCGGCCAGAGTCCTACGCGGCCGATCGCTTGAACGGCGCCGTGACCTGGGGCAACCCGCTGGTGCTACAGGATGCCGAGGGCAACCCGCTGGGCCTGCCGCTGATCGTGCGTGACCGGGTCGAGCACATGGCAATGGTGACCGAGGTGCAGATTACCGGTGAGCTGGGTATCAGCTCGCCGCTGCCCTGGGAACTGCCGGCTGGTGAAGCGAAGGTCTCCAGCGCGGTGGCCTGGGGCGACTTGCAGTCGCGCATTCATACCTGGTTCACCCAGCAGACCTGGAGCCAGGGCGCGCCGAACTGGACGGATGCGCCACAGGGCAACACCACCACAGCGCAATACAACAGCCTGAGCTACCCGCCGATCATCACCAATGCCGGCGGCATCTCGGGCAAGTGGGCGTTGGTGTTCACCAGTGCTTCGGCGTTCAACGTGGTGGAAGAGCAACTGGGCGTGATCAGCACCGGCAACACCGCGACCGACTGCGCGCCCATCAACGCCCTGACCGGCGAGCCGTATTTCACGATCCGGCGCGACGGCTGGGGCAGCGGCTGGGCTGCGAGTAACGCGGTGCGCTTCAACACCGATTCGGCTCTGGGGCCGATGTGGGCCATCCGTACCGTGATCAGTGGGCAGGGCACGGTGGACGATGACAAGTTCGAACTGTTAGTCAGGGGAGATGCAGACTGATGGCTATTGTTTACAAGCATGACGACCCTGGGGCGCCCGCATACTCATTCTCTGTAATGGGTAGCTCCGTTCTGAACTTTGCGGCGCTGAAGGCCGTGCTCAGGGCATGTCTTGTGGATGGGTACGGTAGTAAAGCGGCTGCAGGTTGGGAGCTAATTGAGGAGGGTGACTACCACATCGTTCTGCAGCCTTCGACGGCATCCGGCGTGTTTATTCTGCACAGGGCCGCTACCTCCGAGCTGGCGACGGCATATGTCGCAGCTAACTTCCAGGGCTTAGACGGTAGTGGATTGCCTACTGGTGACGGGTTAAAAACTGGAGTCGCTGCGAGTAACTTGGCACCGCAGCGCATCGGGACGAGTTTCTTCGCGCGTAACGCCACCTACCATTCTTGGGCCGTGGTTGCAGACGACAAGACGTTCATCCTGAACCAGGGATGCTATGCCAATAACTTTGTGTTTGAGAGCGGCTCAACAGCATCTGATCAGGCGTGTGTAGCGCTTTACGCTGGAGAGGATTCGGAGGGGAATTTCATCTCCGTTGGTGGGAACAACTCAACCCAGGGCACGTCCCATAGCAGTCATGCGCAGGCGACTTTTGGGCATGGCGGGGTTAGCACTCTGACGTACCCTTCTACTGGTTTGCTTGTAGGCTCAGACGCCGCTGTTGTGTGGATGCCGCTTGGTGTCATGCGTTCTCAGGCGCCCCCGATTCGTTATACGCCCTCGCCGCTACCTGACTTTACTGAAGCAAAGCTTTGCAAGGTACCGTGGTTTGAAGCGGGCAGCCAGGCAGGCTATCTGCGGGGTGTGTGCGTCATTCCAGAGGATTACGACCTTTTCCCGACACAGTTGGCGCAGGCGCTTGGGAGATCTTCCGCCGATGGAGTGACAGTTTCCAACGCGCACCAGTCCCTTGGTTTCGGTGACGCATATCAGTACTTGCCTGGGCTGCAGTCCTATTACTCACGGTCTCGTTTGATAACCGATAATCCGGACTTTTGGTAATGGCTACCTACCTACCTCCTACCTCCGTTCCCATACCCCGTCCGTCCGCTCCTAGAGCAGGCATAGGCTTCAGGCTGCTGCGAGACGGGGCGGTGACACCAACTTATAAACGCTTGCTGATGTACCGCGATTGGGTATCTGTGCACCAACTGTGTCAGGTGTTTGGCGCTGTCGATGGTGAGTTCACGGCCGTTCGAAACCTAGCGTTAGCTACGCTGATCGATCAGGGTGAGTGGCTAATAGCCGGGGTAGATGACACGCCTCCCCGTCGCGCCCGTGTCGCTTACCTCTCGTTCAGCGAATCGGGCATATATACCTTCAACATCACCAGTGATGAGGGGGGGCAGGCTGGCGATCCGGGCCGAGTCGAAGCACGTGTTCGCGTCGAGCGGGTACCCGTGCGCCGCGAGGTGGTACTGCTGGAAAGGCCGGCAGACGGCGAGTGGCGTTTGGCCGGCTACGGCCCGACACCGGGCGGCAACGGCGATATCGATGTGCGGGTGGTGGGCGGCGATGTCTATGCCATGGCGGTCGATGACTACGGCGTGCAGTTCGTCGCCGATTTGGCCGTGCAGATTGGCCAGCGCATCCGCCCGACCCAGTACGCCGGCTGGGTGTACGAGATCACCGAGGCCGGCCAGCTGCCTGCCGTCGAGCCGGTGTGGTGGGCCGCTCAGGGCGAAAACCCCTCGCAGCCTCTCGGCACCGCTCGGGCCGTCGCGCGGCGCTACTTCCAGCCCATTGCGCATGGTCCTGTTCCTGTTGAGGTGATCTGATGCTGAGCGTATCCATCAGCATCGTCTGGCGTCGCGCTGTGCGTGCGGAGCGGCGTGCATCAGCATTGCCGTGGAACACCCTGCAGGCGCTGGACCGTGCAGGGTCGGCCCGCTGGCGAATTGCCGGCCCGGCCGACAGCCGCATCGCGACCGCACCTTGGAGCCGGGTGTTGACACGGGATGTCGGTACGGTGGGGGCATGGCAACCGGCGCGCCCACAGGATCGTCCGGCCGATGCGTTGCCCTGGGCCAGCGTGCCGGTGAAGGACGCCTGGCTGTCGTCGGGCTGGGATCACAGCATTCGCCCCGTGGATGTGCGGCTGCGGCTGATCTACAACCCGAAGCCGGCCCGCAAGGATGCGGCTGTCGCTGCTGGCCACCGGCGCGTCAATGAGTTCGGCCCTCGCTACAACGCCGCGACCGCCCTGCAGGACAGTGTCTACGTGCCCGGCAGCGGGGCGCTGGTGTTCGAGTTCGGCGGTCGCCCGTACTTCCCCAGTACGTCGCCCAGCGTCTTTTTCGACTTCCGCTACGTGCCGGCCACGCCTGCGATTCAACCGACCGACATGCGGCCTGCGAAGGTGCGCTGGCAATCGGCGCGGCGCTTGAGCCTGAGCAGCACGCTGCCCTGGGGCAGGGCGCGGCAGGTCGACGGCGCGCTGACCGACATGCCCTATGTCGATTACCCCGGCCCGGTGAAGCCGTTACCGGAGCCGCCACCCGATCCCGAGATACTGGATACCTACATGATCGCCAATACCGTCAACCTGGTGGTGCTGCCCAGCCGCACGCCCATCGAGGCGAAGAATGTGCGGGTGGGGTTGGACGCGGACAGCTTCAGCTGGAGCTTCAGCGCGGACATCTTCACGCAGGCCGCCCTGGACCTGGTGCGCCCCGGCGCCGACGGCGCCAAGACGGTCGAGCTGGACATCAACGGCTGGAAATGGGTGCTGCTGGTCGAGCGCTACAGGCGGCAGCTGCGTTTCGTGCCTGAGGCCTACAGCATCAACGGGGCAACCCGACCGCAGCTGCTGGCCGCGCCCTATGCGCCGCTGCGCACCAGTTTGAACAGCGCGCCTATCAACGCCGCCCAGGCGGCCGAGGCCGAGTTGCTGAACACCGGGTTCACGCTGGATTGGCAGGCGACTGACTGGACACTCCCGGCCGGTGCCTTCAGCTACCAGGGCCAGACCGCCATGCAGGTGATCGCCCGGCTCGCCGAAACGGTGGGCGGGGTGGTGCGTCCCACGCGTGATGCGGATGCGTTGGAGGTGGTGCCACGCTACCCGGCGCCGCCCTGGGCCTGGGAGGATGTCGACACGCCGATCAGCCGCATCATCCCGCCCGCGATGATGACCGAGCTGGGCGGCGAGTGGACGCCGCAACCGGCCTGGAACGCCTGTTACACCTCGGGCACGTCGCATGGTGTGAGCATGCTTGTCCGCCGGGCGGGTACCGCTGGCGACAACCCGACGCCGGACGTGTTCGAGGACTGGCTGACCGACCAGCCGGCCAACCAGGCGCGCGGCATTCATGAGCTGAGCAAGGGTGGCAACATCGAGATCGTCAGCTTCACGATCCCGCTGTTCCCGGTCAACGATGACCACGGCGTCGGCCTGGTTCTTCCTGCACAGCTTTGCCGCGTGCCGGAGCCATCCGGCGCCTGGGTGGGGCTGTGCCTGGCCGTCGACATCAGTGCCGAAGGTACTGGCGCGGTGCGGGTACGGCAGCAGATCAAACTGGAGCGACACCACTGATGGCCACGACGAATCCCTGGAAACGCTTCATCGGCCTGCTGCCCGGCGGCGTGCGCACGGTCGCAACGGTGCGCAGCATCAACACCACCTCAGGCCTCAGCGAGGTGGAGCTGCGCACCGGCACCCGCGTCACCGTGCGCGGCGTCGACGTGCCGGTAAGCAGCAAGGCCTACATCGCAGACGGCACGATCACCGGCCCCGCGCCGGATCTTCCGCATTTTGATGTGGATGTGTGATCAGACTGTGCGTTGCTGCCGGTCGGTTGCCGGCGTCTGCGGCAGTATGCAACCACCATCACCCGCAAAGGACTGCGACATGCGAACGAAAATAACCCGCTTGGTCGGCCTGTTTGCCTTCGGACTGATCTGCACCTTGGGCGGCGCCTATCTCGGCATCAACCAGGTCTACGACAGGCTTGAAGCTGAGCTGCCGGCGATGATCGAATCAGCCGGGTGCATTCCGCCTCAGTAACCGAGCAGTATCTCTAAAGCGCCTCCAGTCGCATGGCCTCGGCCAGCAACTGGTTGGCGATCCGCTCCAGCTCCTGCAGCGCTGCCGCTCTGTCTTTGGGGCCCAGCTCTGCGTGCGTGAAATCAAGCTCGGTAGGTATCGCATCCCGGATCGCCTGAGCCGCCCACCCGGCTGCAAACGCCTGAACATTCGCTTTGACCATTGTTAAACCCCCAGCCCGCCTTGTGCGGGCTTTTTGTTTTGTGGAGGCAACCATGACCGAAACGCTCGGACAGAAGCAACGCCGCTTTACCCGCTTGATCGGCCTGCTGATTGAGTACGCCTACCAGGAGGGCTACGAACTGACCTTCGGCGATGCCTACCGCGACCCGCGTTTGCACGGTGCGGTTGGCGAGAAGAAGTCCTACAGCTCGGCCGGATCGCTGCACAAGGAGCGGCTGGCTGTGGACTTCAACCTGTTCAAGGATGGCCAGTACCTGACGCGCAGCGAAGACTACGCGCCCCTCGGCGAATACTGGGAAAGCCTCGGCGGCACCTGGGGCGGCCGGTTCAACGACGGCAACCACTTCAGCCTCGAGCACGGTGGCCGGAAATGACCGCCTGGCTGAAGCAATACAAGCTGCTTGCCGGCGGCGCGGCTGTGCTCGTCCTGATGTTGCTGGCTGCTGCCGGCGCCTGGGAGTGGCAAGCCAATAGCTACGGCAAACAGCTCGCTGAACAGCGTACCGAATGGGCTGACCAGTTGCGCCTCACCGCAGAGGCCGCCGCCGCCGTCATCCGCAAACAACAGACCGATCGCCTAGTGCTGGAAGCGCGCCTGGCCACTCTGGACACAACCTCAACCGAGAAGCTGACCCATGCACAAGATGAGAACGACCGCCTACGCGATCTGTACAACGCTGCTGATGATGAGCGCCGCCGGCTGCGCATCGAGGTCCGCGTCGCCCGTGGCGACGCCACAGTGTCCGCCACCACCGGCGCCGGCGGCCTGGGCGATGCAGCCAGCGTCGAACTCAGTGCAGCAGCTGGATCAGCTGTTTGGGATATCCGAGGCGGAATGATCAGCGATCAGGAAAAGCTGGCATACCTGCAGGAGTGGGCGAGGGCGGTGCGGGCTGGCGAGTAGGAGTCACAGCATGCAGTTGGCTGTGTCTGTATGTGATGTGGTGCGGGAGGTGCTGCTGATAGCAGGAGGCGCTGACCTGAATTTGCCGCAGCGTTTTGGGTTGCACTAGCTGCAGTGAGGGGTGATGCTCATAGGCCACTATTTAAGCGAGGCCTCTATGGGAAATGCACTGTATGCGGTTTATCTGGTTGGCGCCCTTGGCGTGGGTGGCATCGCATTCTCGTTGCTTACTAGCAACCAGGCTGTAAACGAGAAGGTGGCTCAGTGCGCGCGGATGTCTGGCGCGGAACAACACCGCTGCTTTTCTCAAGCTCGGGCGGTCGCGGAGGCTAACGCCGCTATGGCGAGGGAATTGATGCCGGAACTGAGCCGCGAGGTTCAATCCGCGCTGAAATGACGGTTCAGGTGGCGCGGCGCTAACTCCGCCACCTGAACCGCGCGGGTGTCTCACGAACGAAGCCCAGTCCTTCGCATTCTCCGCAGTCCTCGCGCCTGCTGAACGAGTCGTCGCAGCCTGGGCAGGGCATGAAGATCGAAACGCTGGCCCGCTGGACTAGGTCCCCATGCCTTTCGATGTCGCCTTCCTCAGCGGCGTGCTGAATCGCATCAAGCGCCAGGCGGTAGATGTCCGGATCGTTGATAGCTTGAGTGTCTGTGCTTGCGATGATGCGGCAGGTCTCGAACAGCTCATGCTGCTCGCCAGTGGATGCTACGAAGCGCTTTCCGTGGATAACGCCGAGCGATCGACTGCTTTGGCTGGTGATCAGTTCCAGGCCGTTGTCGGTGTGCTCGATCCTGGCGTGGTAACTGGCCGGCTCGCGGAATTGGTCCTTTTCCAAGTAGAAGCGCACGCCGCGCAGAATTCCTATGCGTTGGTCGCCGCTGCCCACGTCGTAATATCCCGAATGACGGAAATACCGGTACAGGATCACCTGCTCTTCGATCTCGTGTGAGTACGCAGCATTGGCCAGTTCGACCAGGTCGAAATGCTCCATCGGATCGATGATATCGGCCCTCAACATGTCGTCCGCTGCTTCGATGAGGTTGTCCCGGTAGAGCCTGGGAAGGTCACGGCGCTCGGCTACATCATCCAGCATGCGGTGCCAGCGCTCTAGGGTCATGCTGGTGCGCTCTGGAGTGGAAAGGTTTCGGCTCATGACTTGCTCGAATACTGTGTATGCGTACAGTATCAGGCGGCTACTCAGGTTATCGAGTCTTGGTCGATCAGCGGCGGCAGTTGCATCGGTTGCTAAACAAAAGGCCCGGTGCCGTAGGGATTCCCTGCGGCACCGGGCCTTTTTTTGCGCCTGCGATTTGAGTTTAGATAATGTGCGCTATGGGCAACCCAGGCTCACAAATCCGACAGTTGGCGCTTTGCTCATCGACACTCCCAGGACGTCGTGTATAAAAAAGGCGCGGGAGTATACAGCGAATCGCGGTTTTTCGATCTATCCGTGCGTCGTCAGGGCGCAGGGCTGAAATCCGTGCGCGCGAGGTGCTTGCGTGTACGGGGCAGATAGCGTTTCAGCTGCAGGGCGGGGGATTCGATGAAGTGCCAGGACAACGCCGCGATGGCGATGCTCGCCGACAGGCTGATCGCCATGAACGTACCCAGCGAGAGTTGCGGGCCGAGCCAGTGCATCAGCAACTGCTGGATCGGGAAGCTGAAGATATAGATGCCGTAGGAAAAGTCGCCGTACTTGCCGAAGCCGGACAGCCGCGGAATGCGCAGGTGGGCCAGGTAGATGGTCAGGTACGGCAGCGTCAGCACGTGGATGTAGAACCAGAGTTCCGTCCTGGCGCTGAGCAGTGTCAGTGCGAGCAAGCTCAGAGCTATTTTCCAGTTCCAGGGCAGCTCGCGGCGATACAGGTACAAGGCCGAGCCGAAGAAGAAGAACATCCCCAGACGGGTCGATTTGCGCAGGATGTCGCTTTCCAGGCCCAGCGCCGGCGCCAGGTGGAAATGGATGATGAGCAGCGACATCGGCACCACAAGCACGGCGATGCGCCCGAAGAGCCTGAGCAGACCCAGCGCCAGCACGGTGGCATACATCAGCACTTCGTAGGGCAAGGTCCAGACCGACCCGTTGACGGTATCGGGGAAGGGGTTTCCGGTGAACACCCCGGGAAGATGGAAGTGCGTGATCAGCACCATATTGCCCAGATAGCGCAGGGTCTCGCTGCTGGACAGGTAATCCTTCAGCGGTAGTCCGGTCGCCAGCGGCCCGACCACCAGCACCGTGAACAATACCGAGACACAGAGCGCCGGAAATATTCGCAGTGCGCGTTTGGCGGCGAAATCCAGCACGCTGCGACTGTTCATCCATGAGGCGGCAATCAGGAAGCCGCTCATCACGAAGAACAGGTTCACGGCGATATCGGCCATGTCCATCGATCCGGTGAACAATCGCACGGGTTCGGCGGCGCCGGCCCCGGACAGCCAGTAGCAATGGCCGATGACGACAGCCGAAGCGGCGAAGAACCGCAGGAAGTCGAAGTTGTTTGCGTCACGCTGAACCGATGCGACGTCCATGAAGGGGGCCCTCGATAAACCGGAGCGGTGCGTCGCCGAGCAGGGTCAACGCAATGGAAAGATCTTGCTCATGCCCAGCGCGCCGTTCTCCCCGTCCCGGATTGCCTGCTCGATGAGCGCCAGGCGATCGCCGGTGTTGCGCAGCCGCGCGAACAGGCGCAACAACATGAGGAAAATCGTGCGGTTGAGGCGAAGCAGGCGGGGTGAAGCGGCCCAGACGTTTTTGTCGAACCAGGCCTGATTGCGCGCCGCGTAATAGGCGCGGAAGTCCGACTCGCCCAGGAGGAAGGTCTCGTAGATGTTGCGCGTGCGGGCCTTGATGTTCCAGGACTGCTCGAGTTCGTCGATCACCGCATCGGTGAAGAGAAACAGCCGGCCGCCGCTGGCGGTGATGCGCCGGGTGTATTCCGTGTCATCGACGTACAGCACCAGATCCTTGCGCGGCAAACCGATCCGCTGGTACAGACTGCGATGCGCCAGCATGCCGCCGTAGGGCGCGAACGGCAGGCTGATGCTCGCCGGTCGCTTGCCGGACCTCCTGGCCCACGGGAGGCGACGCCAGATCTTGTAGGGCAGTTGGGCGACGTGGAAGCCGAAGTAGCTCGAACGCGGCTGGCGAATGTAGCGGGGTGGCACGCCTGCGGCGATATCGGCCTGCTGCGTCGCCCGATACCCCAGCACGGCGACACGGTCCGGCCCTAGCAGGCCGGTGAGGCGCGCCAGCTCGCGGTGCAGGATGGAAACCGCGGCAGCCGTCGGTGCGTTGTCGTCATCCATCATCCAGATGTAATCGGCGCCACCGGCCAGCGCAGCTTCGAGCGCCACGGCATAGCCGTTCGCCGAGCCGGTGTTCTGTTGCAACTCGATCAGCCTGACCCGTCCCGGCCAGCGTTCGAGCAATCGATGCAGGGGCGCGGATGAGGCATTGCTCACCACCAGCACATCGCTGATTTCGGCGAAGGACAGCGCCCGCTCGATCATCTGCTGCAGGTAGGACAGTCGATCGCCGTAGGTCACGGTGACCACAGTGGTTTTCGAAGTCAT